GAATAACCGTGAGGTTAAGTATGACTTTATCTATATCGATGGAGACCATCTACCTGAATCAGTGACTTTAGATGCTGACCTATCTTGGGATTTACTCAAGCCTGGTGGTGTTATGGCATTTGATGATTATGAGTGGGACCATCCAGATGGTACAGATAAAAACCCTAAGCCAGCAATAGATGCGTGGTTATTAAAACATAAGAATGATATTGAGATAACTCGTAAGGGATGGCAAGTATGGATAAGAAAGAAATAGATAATAATTGTGGAGACTGTGGATGTAAAACTAATGACATCTGCTGGCCACAACAAAATGAACTTAGGGAAAAATGGTTAATAGATAACCCTGACTCTAAATATTTAGGCTGGATGTCAATTTAACTATAGATAAGGAAATAAAATGGCCTCACTTAATAATGTATTAATGCGTATCGTTGCTGTCTTTGCAGCATCAGGTCTGTCTGTGATTGGTGCTGGTGCTATCGCTGGCGTTGATACAATGACAGCAGTAACTGTGGCTGGTCTTACAGCAGTAGCAGCAGTAGTAGAGAAGTTAGCCCGTGCATTTATGGATGATGGCAGACTATCTCTTGATGAAATTAATGCCGCATTCTCAACCGTAGATAAAGGCGCAAAGACAGTTGCTGACACAGAGGTAGAGAATCGTCAGGCTGCAGATAAGCAAGCAAAGATTGACCCTAACTACAACTAAGGAGTAACAGTGGCTGAGAAGAATACAGTCGCAGCATTAGTTGAAGTTGCGAAGAATGAAGTAGGAACCATTGAAGGTCCTAAAGATAATCAAACCAAGTATGGAGCCTTTACTAAGGCAAACTTTCTACCTTGGTGTGGCTCATTTGTTATGTGGTGTGCTAACCAAGCAGGAGTAAAGGTACCTAATATGGTATCTACTGTGGCTGGTGCTGGTGCCTTTAAGAAGATGGGCGTCTGGACTGATGCTAAGAATGCTAAGCCAGTACCTGGCGATATTGCTTTCTTTGATTTCCCTGGAGATAATGTAGATAGAATCTCTCACGTTGGTATTGTAATTGAAAACAACGGAGATGGAACTGTTACTTGTATCGAGGGTAATACTGCTGGCAATGCTAGAGGAGACCAACGCAATGGTGGTGAAGTAGCAGTAAAGGTTCGTGGCTACATTAAAAATAAAAAGAAAGTTATGGTAAGCGTAGTTGGCTTTGGTCGTCCTAATTACACGGGTAACGAAGTTAATGTTGCTGTACCAGTATCAGATACACCAGAATTTCCTGGCACTATTAAGCCTGGAGATAGAAGCAATGGCGTAAAGATTGTACAGAAAGCCCTTGCTTTAAGTGCTGATGGAATCTACGGTCCAAAGACCAAGGCTGCTGTGGTTAAGTTCCAAGACAATCACGACGGTATTGATTCCAATGGCATCATCGGTCCAAAAACTTGGGCTGAGTTAGTTAAGTTCCTCTAAGGAGAAAAAATGTTTGACAAAGAAAAAGTAAAACAAATTGCCCTCTCATACCTTCGTGCTGCTACAGCATCTGCTGTTGCGCTATATACGGCAGGACAACGTGAGCCAAAGGTATTGGCAGCAGCATTCGTTGCAGGTCTAGTCGGACCTATCTTGAAGGCACTAGACAAGTCAGCACCAGAGTTCGGACGCACAGAGAAGTAGCCCTAATCGGGCTTTAAAGGCCCTTTATAGACCATTTGACCCTTGAGGTATAGGTAATCCCTATATCTTGAGGGTCTTTTTGTCATTTCTTGGCGTGTCGTGTGGCTTCCATAAGTCAGGGTTGTGTGTATAATTATCTTATTAATATAATATAATTAATATAATATAGGGGCGGAGCCCCTTATATATAATATATAATTATAATATATATATCCTAATTAATATAATATTAGGTAGTCGTAGGTGTCGAGTACTCTCCTGTCCTCCACTGAAGACTACCTAACCTAACTACGACAGGAGTAAAAATGTTTAACTTATTTCGTTCACACAAGCAAGAGCACAATGGAATTGAAGCGTTTGCTAACGAACTTACCTATGCAATAGTTGATTTACGTAAAGACATAAAAGGTCTTCGTGAAGAGGTTGACTACTTAATTGAATTTTTAGGCGCAGATGATTAAACTTGATGGATATGAATTACCTGCTCACGTATCTTACTCAGCATTTACAACTTACCTAACTTGTGGTTATCAGTATTACTTAGGAAGATTATTACAAGTACCTGAAGAACCAAGTGTTTGGTCTGCTGGTGGACGAGCATTTCACTTAGCAACAGAATTATACGACCTAGAAAATGAATGAGTTATGGGTTAAGGCTTGGGAAATTGAAACCAAGGATATTGATTTAAGTACTGCTCGTGTTGCTGGGCGTTCAACTATTGCTAACCCAAACAAGGAAGATGCTGTTTGGTGGAATACACAGGGTTCCAAGTGGGTAGACAACTACATCTCTTGGCGCAAAAATAATAAAGACTGGAAGATATGGACCACCCCACAGGGTATCCGTGCTATCGAGTTGGAGTTAAATCCCATCATTGCTGACGTGCCAGTAAAGATGTTTATTGATAGGATATTTGAAGTTAACGGACAACTTGTGATTGTCGACTTGAAAACATCCTCACGTAAACCAATATCTGATTTACAACTTGGCTTTTATAAAGTTGGTGTAGAGATGATGCTTGGTGTTGAAGTCAATCTAGGTAACTACTGGATGTCTCGTGAGTCGGGGACAGGAGAGATGATTGACCTTAGTAGATATACAAAAGATATGCTGGAATACTTTGTCGATGGATTCGATAAGGCTAGGAAGGCAGGTATATTCTTACCAAACCTACAATCGTGCAGTTTCTGTGGACTCACAGAACACTGCCAATTTACGAAAGGCAAATAATGGCAATCGAAGATTGGAAACTACAGGTTTCCTACAAGTCTCCTAATGGAGATTTAATTAATGTTCGTGCTAATACATCTGACGAACTATCAGTACTGCTTGAAGGTGTTAGCGATTATGCTACACAGATTGCAGCAACTGGAAAGTTATTGGCAGGTGCTTACACTGCAGCCCCTTTGGGGACCACTGGTTCAACAGTAGGCATTACGCCCGCAGTTACCTCATCAATCGCCCCGACATCGGAAGCGTCGCCTACTTGCGTACACGGAAGTCGGAAATTCTTGAGTGGTATCAGCAAGAAAAACGGAAAACCGTACAAGATGTGGGTCTGCCCACAACCACAGGGAGCGGACCAGTGCACCCCAGTAAACGGCTAATTCAAGCCGAACTTTAAAATATTGGTAAGGGGATTCTCAATTTATGGGGAGACGGTTTAGAGTCTCCTTACCATTACTAGATAGGAGAGATTAATGCGAACCCTTGTTCGTGCTGTAGGTAGAACAGATATTGGTGGTGAACCACTACCTTCTGTGTTCAGAGCATTTGATAGTAATAAAATTATTTTACGTAGAGCAGAAGTATCTATGCTTGCTGGTACCCCTGGTGTCGGTAAGTCAACACTGGCTTTAGCCTTAGCATTAAAGATGAAAGTACCAAGCCTATATATATCAGCAGATACCAATGCTCATACTATGGCTATGCGTCTTGCCTCAATGATTTCAGGTAAGAATCAAACTGATGTAGAAGGTTTAATGAATACAGATTATGGGTGGACTAAGGCAACACTTGCTAAAGGTTCACACATTGTGTGGTCGTTTGAATCTAGTCCATCACTACAAGATATTGATGAAGAGGTTCAAGCCTTTGAAGAACTATGGGGTTGTCCTCCAGTTGCTATCTTTGTAGATAACTTAATGGATATTGCTACTGATGGTGGCGAAGAGTTCGCTTCAATGAGAGCGATTATGAAGGAGTTAAAGTATCTTGCTCGTGCAACTAATGCTGCTGTCATTATTTTACATCATACTTCTGAGGCTGTTAGTGGTGACCCTTGTCAGCCACGTTCCGCCCTTCAAGGAAAGGTGGCACAACTACCTGCTCTCATCTGTACTTTGGGTGTTGTTGGTACTTCTATGGCTGTTGCTCCTGTCAAAAATAGATACGGCAGAGCAGACGCTAACGCTAATTTACTGACGTGGTTAGCCTTTAATCCTGAGTATATGTTTATGGATGATATACCTGAGAACATATAATGATTGTTGACTTAAGTCAGGAAGAAGTACGTGTGTGCACTATGTTGGCTACTGAGCGTTGGCTTACAAAGTTTGGCTCGATTGACAAACCCAACTATGCCCAAGGCAAAGCAGATGGAAAACTGGAACACGAATTGCTATCTAATGTGCGGGCTAATGTTTGTGAATGGGCAGTAGCAAAGCAATACAACGCATCTTGGAATGTCCCTTGGTACCCCAATGGCCTACATACCAGACGTCAATCCTTGCCCGATGTTGGAGATAGGTTTGAGGTAAGGTCAGTGCGGACACAAACATCTATTCCTTTTTGGGAAAAGGATTTAAACAAATTGATTTTTGGGGCGAAGGTATTAGATACAGATTACTACTCAAAAGTTGAGGTATATGGATACGTTGCGCCTACCCAGTATATGAAGGACGAATGGTATGATTCCTATATTAATGGCTGGCGAGTGCCAGTCACTGAGTTCAAGGAGTAGTATGATACAAGAAGAAGATGATATGACTCAAGAGATACGACAACTTGTATTGCTTGAAGTTAATGCAGAGATACAAAACTTTATTAATAAGATTGAACAAGCAAAGATTAAACCTACAGATGAGTGGGGTGATGGTCTTAATCAAGGATTAGATTGGGCTATTAGAATTCTAAAGAAGGACAAGAGTGCATACTAGTGCCATCACAATCCCGTAAGCATAGAGGTTATCGTAGTCAAAAAGTTTTGGCTATGTACTTAGCGGAAAATGGATTTCCGTATGCCGAAAGCACGGGAGCGGGACGTAGTGGCTCTGATATAACTGGTTGTATTGGTGTTGATTGGGAAGTAAAAGCACGAACTGGGTTTAATCCATCTAGTGCTATTGCACAATTAAAGGAACGTGCAAAGAATGGAATTCTTGGGTT